ATTCCTATGCAAAAGGGGCGATATGAAAGATTCGGAAAAGTTTGTCATCACGCATGAAGGCGCACTGGATAATGCCTATCAAGCGATGAAGCATATGCTGTCTGAGAATGGATGGCTCAAGATCGAATGTAAGGCAGGAAACAGGACGTTAAGCCAGAACGCTTTATATTGGGTGTGGATCGCGCAGATCACGGACGAACTCAACAGACGTAACAAATCAGACTTTACGACTGAAGAAATCCATCTGCGTATGAAACATGATTTTCTTGGATACGATGATCCTAAGACGATAGGAACATCAGAGATACCTGCTCAACTCAAGTCAACAGCAAAGTTATCAAAAGGTGATATGTTTGCTTACATGGAACGTATCGATATGTTTTGGGCGGAAAGAGGTGTGCTTTTGGTTACTCCAGATGACTCTGTGTATGCACAACTCAAGGAGAAGCAAAATGCCTAAAGTAATCGTCTCAATGTCTGGTGGGAAAGATTCAACAGCAACAGCATTACTAGCCATTGAACGTGAAGTTGATCCAATGTTGGCGTTTGCTGATACTGGGCATGAACATCCAACAACGTATGAGTATGTTGATTATTTAGAGAACAAGCTAGGAATCAAAATTGAACGCTGCAAGGCTGATTTCACTAAAGACATTGAACGTAAACGCGATGTTGTCCAGACCAAGTGGCGTAAAGATGGCATCTCTGAAGATAAGATTGAACGCGCTTTGGCTGTTCTGCATCCAACAGGTAATCCATTTTTAGATATGTTTTTGTGGAAAGGCAGATTTCCGTCAACAATGGCTCGATTCTGCACAGAGTTCCTAAAGATCATTCCGTTCAACCAACAGATTCTATTCCCTGCAATGGAGAAGTATGGTCAGGTTGAATCATGGGTTGGCGTTAGAGCGGATGAATCTGCGGCACGAGCAAAGCTACCAGAAAGAGAAATGGACGACACTGGCGCAGAGATCGTAAGACCTATTCTTAATTGGACTGTTGAAGATGTATTCGCTATGCATAAGAAGCATGGTGTTGATCCAAACCCATTGTATAAGCAAGGAATGGGACGGGTTGGTTGTATGCCTTGCGTCAACTGTAATAAATCAGAACTTCATCAAATCTCCATGAGATTTCCAGAAGAAGTCGAACGAGTTGCTGAATGGGAACGCATTGTCAGTGAAGCGTCAAAGCGTGATGGAGCATCTTTCTTTACGTTAAGAGCAAAAGATTCTGTCGGCATGAGCGATGAAGAATTCAGAAATAAGGCATCTATTCATGGTCATGTTGAATGGGCTAAAACAACAAAAGGTAAGGTTCAATACGATCTAATCAGCGTTTATGAAGAACCAACTATGTGCCACAGTATTTATGGCTTATGTGAATGAAATCTGTCAGCAGACGATGCTCTAACTGTCGTAAGAAAGTAGACACTGATGTAGCCATTCTGTCGTCATTGAAGGCGTTTTGTACATATGAATGTCTCAAAGTATACACACAGAAGAACGCAGACAAGTTAGCTGACAAGACCAGGCGCGAGAAACGACAACAGGATCGCGTTAAGAAAGACAAGCTGAAAACCAAAAGCCAGTGGACGAAAGAAGCACAAGCAGCAGTCAATGCCTATGTACGTTGGCGTGACAGGAACAAAGACTGCATCTCATGTGGACGTAACCTCAAAAGCGAATCGCTAGGTGGTGGCTATGACGCAGGGCATTACAGATCGCGTGGTAGCGCACCACATCTCAGGTTTCGATTAGACAACATTTTCGGCCAGTGCAAACACTGTAACCGTTACCTATCAGGAAACATTGATAAGATGCGTGTGGGCATTGTGTGGCGTTATGGGCAAGAGTTCTTGGATCGTATCGAGACAGATAACACGCCAAAGAATTACTCCATTGATGACCTCAAACGGATTAAACGCATCTTCAAAAAGAGACTTAGACTAAGGTCTAATACGACATCATAATCTTAGTGTTTAAGATATTGGCATAGTAGACAGGATGACTTTATGGCAATGAAACAATCTATCCTCTTAACCTCAATGGACGATTTCATCACTTGCGAGGAACATATTTGTATCTGGGAACACTACCCTGCGTCTTATACTGAGCCAGAAGAATTGTCGCTGATCTCAGTTGATGGCATGGGTAAAGAAGTCTGCGCCAAGGATTTATGGAAAGCAGCAGAAAGCGAATATCCTGAAAAATTAACTGATTTGGAGTATGACGGATGAGTTACGACTTTGAAGCAGAAATGGAATGCCTAGAGTGCGGATATAAGTATTGGGCTGATTTGGACGAACGTCCAAAGTGTCCTAAATGCTCTGGTGTTAAGATCATCGAAGTTCAAGTTGACGAACCCGATCCAGAGGCGTAAATTAAAAAATGTGCCGGACGGATGTTGCAAGCATCCTAGCGAACCGGACTGAACAAACGAGAAAAAGACCCGCGTGTCGCATTCCGGCACAGGTGTCATTGTAGCGAATCCGCTATATTTCTCAAGACTTTAGTCCCCGTCCGTTGAAACTGTCTCAGTGTGCAGTAGCGCGTAAAAGCACAACTTTGCAGCCTGACCTTTGAGGACGGGAAAAACAGCGTAAAAGGTGACCAGTATATACATTGTGTATACACGGTGAGGCAGGTGTTACGAGCCTGACGGAGAAACCCCGTAAGAATCGTTGCTGATGACTAGGCGCAAATGGACTAATTGCTAGATAAACACATTGAGGTATGGGTGAGGTCACCTAATAGTCCTCAAAAAGACAACTATGGCCGGAAGAAAATGATGTGGGAAGTTGATCCAAGAACATATGTCGGTGTGACGAAACAAGATGAGCAGAACGAGCAAGATGTAATCACTGCATTTTGTCATTGGACTAAGTGCGATTATTTCAAACTGGCTGATCGAGAAAGGATTGATTACGCGCTGTACAGGATCGGAGAAGATAACAGAAAACACGTTGTTGCTTTGGCTGAAGTGAAATGCAGGTACAACCATGATTTCTATCGATTTGAAGACCTGGTTCTTTCATTACATAAGCGAGCGCATTGCGTGATGTATGCTGATGCAGCAGGTGGGATACCAGTTTATTTCTTGAGTAGGCATAATGAAGGAATTTTCTACGTTGAGATGCGAGAAGAAATATCAGATTGCAGAATCATAAAAGACCCAAGGATGCGTGATGATTCAGATGAAACAGTTGGTGTTATCTGGAAAGGATCGTGCATTAAGAAGTTACCAACAGAATGATTGGAAAACGGAGCGATAATGAATGAAGAACTCAGAACAATGCACCTCTTTGCAGGAGCAGGAGGAGGAATCCTTGCAGACCTCATTCTGGGACACAGACCAATCGTTGCTGTTGAGTGGGACAAATACGCTTGTGAAGTCCTCAGAGCTAGAGTCGCAGACGGATGGTTCGATGGGATGTCAGTGTGGGAAGGAGACGTTAAACTGTTCGATCCATCCGAATACAAAGGACGAGTGGATTGCATTCATGCAGGATTCCCTTGCCAAGATATTAGCCAAGCCGGTAGTCAAAGAGGCGTTGGTGAAGATACGAGGTCGGGACTTTACAGACAAGTCTTACGGATTGCAGACGAGGTACAACCTAGATACTTGTTCTTGGAAAATGTCGCAGCAATCGTTAGCGGAGACAACGGAAGAATGCTTAGAACAGTCGTTGGAGACCTTGCCAACAGAGGCTACGATTGTGTCTGGCGTTGTTTATCCGCTTCCGAAATTGGTGCTAATCATGTCAGAGGCAGATGGTGGCTACTTGCATACCCCAACCGCGACAATGAATCAGAACGCGCCATCAATGGTGAGAAGATCGGGATGGTGGCCGACTCCAACAGCGCACACTGGACAAGAGAATGGATTTCCAGCGGAGTTCAGACGGAACAGTTGTCTAACAGCAGATGTTCACAGAAGCATCGGAAGCCAGGGTGGTGGCAAAGTGAACCCTGTGTGGGTAGAGTGGCTGATGGGGTGGCCTCTGCATCACACAGACTTAAAGCGTTAGGTAACGGACAAGTTCCATTACAGTGTGCAACAGCATTCAAATTATTATGGGAAGAACACAATGCAATTAAGACCGCATCAAGAAAAGGCGGTGCAGATGTTAAGAGAATCACTAGCTAGAGGTAATAAAAGACCTCTGCTTGCTGCGCCTTGCTCATTCGGCAAGACAATCACAGCCGCTTACATCCTAAATGAAGCCTACAAGAAAGGGAAACGAGGCATCTTTATCTGCGATAGGGTAAAACTTGTTCAGCAGACAGTTGATTCATTTACAGATCATCAGATGCCAATTGGAGTCATGCAAGGCATTCACGAATTGAATGATCCTAGCGCACCTGTACAGATCGCAAGCGTCCAGACGTTAGCCAGAAGGCCACAGATCGATTTCGATGTCGCTATCGTGGACGAGTGCCATGTACACTATGAGATAGTCACCAAATATATGGAGAGGTTTAGCAATGTCCCATTCATCGGACTCAGTGCCACACCTTATTCAAGAAGTCTTGGTCTATACTATGATGACCTCATTCTTCCTATCACGCCACGCGAACTATTGGATCAAGGATACCTCTGCCCAATTCACTATTACGGTGGTAAGCGTCCAGACCTATCTGGTGTTGGAAGAAGACGAATCCGAATAGGAGGATCAGATTACGATCCAGATTCATTAGGCCATGTTTACGAAAACGATAAAGCACTTGCAGGTGACATTATTTACAACTGGATGCAACATGGCGAAAACAGCCAGACAATCGCGTTCAGTCCATCAATCAAGCACAGTAAGTTCCTAGTTGAGAAGTTCAATCTTGCAGGGATTCCTGCTGTCCATATTGACGGTTACATGGACGATGAAGAACGTCAGATCATCTATGAGGCGCATGACAGAGGCGAGTACAAGATTCTATCCTGCTCGCGCTTGCTAAATACAGGCTATGACGCACCTAGTGTTCGTTGTTTGATTGACTGCTATCCTACGAAATCAAAAATTACGCTTGTGCAAAGATACGGACGAGTACAGCGCACATATCCTGGTAAGGAATACGCAATCATCCTAGACCATGCAGGAAACTGTCAGACGCATGGATTCATTGAGGACATCATTCCAGAGTCGCTCGATGACGGTAAGCATCGGTTCGATGAACGCAACCAGATCAAGAAAGAAAAGAAAGAACCTAAAGTTAAAGAGTGTCCGCAATGCACTCGCCAGTTTGTAGGCATCAAATGTGTGTGTGGCTATGAGATACCGTGGACGCAGCAGATCGTCACAGATGACCAGGTTCTAACCAAGCTAAACAACAACAATTATTCACAAGAGAAGAAGGCTGAGTGGCTAGGCGAGTTATACTTGTACGCTGAGAAGAAAGGCAAAACGGAAGGATGGGCAAATCACAAATATAAAGAGAAGTTCAAAGAATGGCCTAACGCTAGGCCGATTTTAGCAAAAGCCGTGTCTGACGAAGTATCTAACTGGATCAAACACCAAAATATTAAATACGCTAAAGGAAAGGCGAAATATGACAATCGAAAATATCTTGCGGAAGTTGGATAAGGTTAAGAAATCGCACAGAGGTTACAAAGCCTGTTGCCCAGTCCATAACGATAAGAATCCAAGCATGACAGTCACAGAAACAGATGATGGAAAGGTATTGATCCACTGCTTCTCATGCGGTGCGCGTGGCACAGATGTCGTTGAGGCGTTAGGACTGCCGACAAGTGAATTGTTTTCTGGTGAGTATACAGGCACTTATGATCCAAAGTTCAAACTGAAATCAACAGAGCTAGAAGACCGAATGGTTGTGTCGATCTACGAGCAAGAGAAAGGCCAAGGCAAATATCTAACTCATAGCGACTTCAAGCGTTACAAGTTAGCCAAGGCGCGGATTGAGCAGTTGGAAACGGCATAAGACTAATGTCTAATACAAGATAGGCTATAAAATAATAATAATCAGCCTGTCTTACATAGGAGCAAGTCATGGACACATTATTCTTAGTCGCATTTTTCTCATCGGTATTCATCATTACGATGATTCTTGCTGCGATCTTGGATTGGGCTTTGTATCGTGTATTTGGTATCCGCATCTTTCCTCGCAGATATTTCAAGGCAGATAAGGAGGTCTGGAAGAAATGGTAGATTTGCACGAGGCTGCTGAAACGCTATTCAACAAGAAATGTCCGCACTGTGGCGATCAATGCACAGATTATTACTGGTGCAAACACTGTGGCGACATTACGCTGTTAGATGAATACATAGATGACCAACTGGATAAAGTCAATGCAAAGATATACAGACCCATTAAAGGCGTTAGAACAAGCAAAACGCCAACTGAAACATAAAGGCTTTGGTGAACGCCACATCCTGCAAACACAAGGTGGCCTCTATCGCATCATCAACCCACGCTTAGAAACCAACAAATACTGCATGGTTGTCGCTAGGCTCTATCATCCAATCAAGTCGTGATATAATAGCTCCACTGAACAGGCAGGAAACCTGGTGGAGCTAGCACGATGTCAGATTCGGTCAATCATCCAAGCCATTACACATTCGGCAGCATCGAATGTATTGACGCAATGAAAGCCTGTTCTTCACGAGAAGAATTCTTAGGCTATCTACGTCTAACTCACTTCAAATACAACTGGCGAATAAAGCACAAGCATGGCGATCCAACAGAGGATGCCAAGAAAGCACAGTGGTTCTGGAATCGCTATGTTGAGGAATTACAGAATGGCTAAGATGGGAAGACCAGTCAAAACTCTATCTGAAGCTCAGGTACAAAAAGTTCGTGACCTTTCTGCAAGGCTGACTAAGAAGCAAATATCTGATTATTTTGGGATTTCTCACGTTACATTCTTAGAGATAGAGAAGCGACAGCCTGAAGTTGCTGAAGCATATAGAAAAGGGAAAGTTGAACAAATTGATGAGGTTGTCGGTCATTTGTTAGATCAATGCCGTAAAGGAAACATTACTGGCATTATTTTTTACCTAAAGACACAAGCTCAGTGGAGAGAGGAAGAAGCAGAAGCTAAAGAGATTCCTGCACTTCAGGTTGTTGTAAGTAACGATGAACCTCACAAAGCCGCAGTCTAAGATTTATCAGGATGACAGTCGGTTTCGTGTAGTCGTAGCAGGAAGGCGATTCGGTAAGACCTTCCTATCTACGGTTGAACTATTAACCAATGCAGTCAAAGGAAAGAACCGTCACTGTTGGTATGTCGCACCTACTTACAAAGCGGCAAAGGAAATCGCATGGGATATGCTGATAGCAAGTATTCCACGCGAATATATCCGTAAGACCAATGAGACATCACTGACTATCGAGTTAATCAATAATTCTACGATTGCATTGAAAGGAGCAGAGAAGCCAGACAATCTGCGTGGACGTAGCCTGGACTTCTGTGTACTTGATGAATTTGCAGATATGAGGCCAGAGGCTTGGTATGAAGTTCTTAGACCATCACTTTCAGATCGCCAAGGTAGTGCGTTATTTATTGGAACGCCTAAAGGCCGTAATCACTTTTATGACCTCTGGACTAAAGGCAGTGATAAAGAAGCTGACTGGAAGGCGTATCAGTTCACTACAATCGAGGGCGGTCACGTTAGCGAGTCTGAACTTGAATCAGCCAAGCGTGACCTTGATGAAAGAACATTCAACCAAGAATACCAAGCACAGTTCGTTAACTACTCAGGAATCATCTACTATAACTTCAGCAGGGAAGAATCTGTGGCTCGATGCACAGACGATGGCTCATTACTCCATGTGGGCATGGACTTCAACCTTGACCCAATGTCAGC